ATGCAGCAGGTGGTGGTGCTTCTGATATAGGCGCACTAGATGATGTATTAATGGATGCTACTAATTTTGTTAGTTCATTCTTAATCCAAACAGATAGTGATGGTTCAGCCCCAACAACAGGAACATTAAGTAGTGCTAGTGATAACATAGGAATAGGACATGATGTATTCCGTGATTTAACATCGGGTGATGGCAATATAGGTTTTGGAAGTTATGCTTTAACTAATCAAACAACGGGCAGCCATAACGTAGCACTTGGTTATCAGTCTCTTGGTACAACAACTCAAGGTCGATATAATATAGGTATTGGGTATGAAGCAGGTTTTGGTTTTGACGATGATGATTACAATGTAGCAATAGGTTATAGAGCATTTAGGCAACAAGGGGGTAGTAATAATGTTGCGCTAGGGGCTTTTGCTATGTATGGTGCGAGTGCATCAAATACTGCTACTAGCAACGTAGCAGTTGGTAGTCGTGCTATGGAAGTAGTTACGACAGGTAGTAACAGCGTATTTGTAGGTCGTCAAGCAGGTTCAGATATTACAACGGCTTCTTCAAACGTAGGTGTTGGTTATCAAGCGTTATACAAACAAACCACAGGTCTTAGAAATGTGGCTGTCGGTGCTAATGCTTTAGACCAATCCACTACCGAAGCCGATAACATAGCAATAGGTTACAATGCTTTAGGTGGTGCAGTTAATGGTGGAGATAAAAATATAGCAATAGGTAGTTATACAGGTGATGCTATTACAAGCGGAGACGATAACGTATTGATAGGGCATTCTGCCGGTGGCGCAATTAATACAGGTAGTTCTAATATTTTAATAGGTACTTATGCCGGTGATAACATCACAAGTGGCTACGGAAACGTGCAGATAGGTAGGGCAGATGTAGCAAGTGCAACAGGTAATAATCAATTATCAATAAGTTCCGGCGCTCTTACTAATGTTACTTGGATAACGGGTAATTCATCCGGCGGGATTAATTCTAAAGCAGAAGTTGTAGCAGTATCGAGCAACACAACACTTACTCTAGCACAAACAGGTGCTTATATTTATTGGACAGGTGGAACATTAACTTTACCTGCAAGCGGAACAGCAGGAACACAATATACTGTAATTAATAACACAGGTGGTAGTGCTACTGTTGCAGTTAATGGTAGTAACTGTTCTATGGTAGCAGGTTTTACAAGTGCAACAAACGCAACCACAGCGATAGCAGACCATGAGTTAGCCTCATTCGTTTGTGTTACTGCTAACACTTGGATTCAAGTAGGTTGATAGTATGAGTTTTATGGGAACAGTAGGTTCAGTCGCACAGGCAGGGCAAGCCACAGTCGGTGGTTCTGCACCAACAGGTGTAAGTATAGCAACAGGTTCTAGTGGTAACTATGACAATGCTTTATTTACGGGAGATTTAGTATACGATAACGAAGGTGGTAATTCACCGGATGTTCATATATTTAATCCTACAAGTTCATTTAATTATAACTCGACTGACAATATTTATCTAGTAAGTAAACAAGTTGATATTGCTGATTTTAGCGGTTTTAATGGTGTTGCGGGTGGTTCAGATATTGTACTAAAGGCATATTGTAGGGCAACTAACGCAACATCATTCCAATGGACTATGGTTTTAGATTCTGAAACAAGCCTTACAAATGTATCAATGAGTGTTTATGCTGCGGGTGGAACATCACAAGATAGCACAGGTAGTAGTGGGGCGGCTGTTATGAGAATGACTTTTGGTGGAAGTAAAGCAGGGTATTTATTTCCCGAAGATGGTGATACATTGGCATTAAAATTACAATGCACCGCTACTAATTCAAATGGTAGCACAGCAGCCACACCCTTACTGATTAAGTTTAAGTACACTTCTTGATTAATACTAAATCTTTATTAAACTCTTATGTGGTGGAAATAATATGGCTTTAACCGTATCAATAGAAACAGCGTTTGGATTAACTTGTGCAGAAGCACACACAGTAATTAGAGAGTTTAGAATGGAAAAAGAAGTTGCAGAAGATGGTAGTAAGTCTTTTACAATAACCTATGGTGGTTTAGTATTTATGGATGCGAGCGCATACGCAGGTGGAAAATCAGCAATTACCGGATTTAATTATCGATTCCCACTAGATATAACAGATGGTGCAGACCAAGAAAACTTGTTAAAACAATGTTATCTTAACCTAAAAACACAAACACCTTTTACTGATGCAATAGATGCTTAGATATATCTATACGACACTACGTTGACTTCGTACCATGCGTGATGGTGGAGAAGGCGTATTGCTCGGTATATTAATTTTAGGTTTATTATTAGCATCCACAGGCACACCTTCCATAGAAGAATATGAAAGAAACGGCACTATAACTTGCAGAAGTGTTAGCGGAGAAATAATAGAAAAAGAAGCACCCTTTAATATTATAGTTGAAGTCGATGATAACGTTGCCGGAGAAAGAAGTACATATAATGTTTTTGTATCACCGGAAGTCTTTGCTAATTATAGTGTAGGTGATAAACACGAAGAATCTATATGTACATTTACTGACTACGAATACTTTAAATCTATTATAAGACAATTAAAAGAAAGTGGTATTTTAGACTAACTCTTTAAGTATGGGGTAGGTTAAGACTAGAATGTGTCTGATGAGGACAGGAGTATACGCAAAGGTAAAATTGTGTATAGACCGCCCGAAAAGTCATATACCAATGTAAACATTGAAGAGACACTTCATGGCTTCAAGGTATATCGGGTAGGGTCTAACAAACCTTTTAGTGTGATTCCATTTTCAGCAGTAACACAAATAATATATGAGCGTGAGTAAAATGAGTGGAAATAACACAACAAACACAACAACAGAGACTTGCATAAATGCACTTAATGAGACAATAAACTGTATACCTTTAACTTCGTCATCTCTTATGGATGATATAGAAGTATTGATATTAGCAGTAGTAGCACTATTAGGTATAGGTGTATGGGGTTACAAAAAGTTTTTGGCTCTAAATGCTGACGGAAAAATATCTCTTGATGAGATTTTAGATTCTGTTGATGAGGTTAAAGAAAAGGTAGAAGAAGCAAAGGATGAAATTGAGAAGATAGAAGATACTCTTGATTCTCACAATGTTTCAGAACTAAAGGTTATGCTTAAAGAAGCAGGTCTTTCTGTTAGTGGTAAGAAAGCAGACCTTGTTGCCCGATTAAAGGCACACAAGGAAGGGCAGTAATTGACAGATGACGTAATAAGTTTAAGATTAGATAACTTAGAAAACACAGTCGAAAGACATGAAAGGTTGATAGAGCAATTAGTTCAATCTCAAGTTAATATGCAAACAGGTCTTGCTAAAGTTGCTACTGAATTGGAAATAACTAACGGTCTAATAGGTTCTTATATGTCTAATATGCAAAAAATTATTTTTGCCTTAATAGCAATAGTAGCAGGTGCTATGGGTATTTCCACACAGATGTGATAATATGAATCAAGAAGAATGGCATAGTTGGTGTAAAGATGTTAGCGATAAACTAGGAAACCTTGAAAAGACACTCCAAGCGTATCATAAGTTACAGAAGCGTATGCTTTTGATTATGATTACAGGTTTTACAGGGAGTTTAGGATATGGTATATTATTGTAGTAATGCTGATGCAGGTTCAAGATTAGGGTTAAACAGCGCACAAAGAACCCAAGCATCAACACGTATTAACTCCGGTATTCGTAGGGCTAGTATAGACATAGACCAAACATTTAGAGATTATGGTCGAGACGTTCCTAGTAAATCAATAGCAGACACTACCGCTAACGGTGCGGTAAGTGCGGGTGCTACTACTATGACATTGACTAGCGCATCCTCATTTGCGACAACAGGTAATGGTAATATAGATGGAGACTCATTTCTTTGGACAGGTAAAGATGCTAGTAATGCTAATATATTAACAGGAGTTAGCGGTGTTAGCGCAGACCACGCAACAGGGGTTGTAGTACAAGCAGGAGAAATGGCTCATATACTAAGAGAGATATGTGCCGACCTAGCGGCGGCTTATTATATGGAAGATGAAGGTACTTTCCAAACCACAGGCGCAGAAGGCTCTATGCGTGGAACTACACTAAGAGAAAGAGGGGAGTTTAATTTAAAAAGATTGGCTCACTTAGGTAGTGTGGATTAGGTGAAACAATGGCTAGATATGGTTTAGTTAAAGTTCCTTATACACATCCGGGGTTTCCCGATACAGGTGCAACAGATACTTTTAAAAAAAATGCTAAATCTTCATTAGATGAAGGGCAGCAAGAAATGGATAAACTTGCTCAAAAAATAAGAGTTAAGAATGGGCCGAAAGGAGAGCAGTTGCGGAAAAGAAAAAATGCCGCTAGATTTAATAAAAAACAAAATGATTCACCGATGAAGTTTGACTTTTTCTTTGACTCTGCGGCCTATGAAATAATTAATAAACAGATAAGAGAGCAGATTAAAGAAGGTATGAAAGGTTTTATAGATTCAGCAACACGACAGGCTACTAAAGATACTAAAGCACAGATTAAAAATATGCCTAGAAAGTTTAAGGGTAAACTAAACCCTACTAAAAAAGCAGAGGGAGACTTTTACGATACTATTGCAGACTCATTAGGTTATGAGGAAAGAGGTAAGAACAGGCAACCAAATCAATTTACATCATTTACTGCGGGTCATTTGACACAGCCAATAGGTAGTAGGGGTGCTAATCTTTTAGAACTGCAAGGCAAAGGGCCATTCAGAATGACACGAAGCCCATTTGGTGGAACTAAAAGACTTGGTAACAGTAGTATTATAGGTAATTTAAAGGGGCGTTAAAATGGCAATAGCAACAAAAACACAGTATTGGTCTAGCCGAATGATAGGTAATGACCCTACATCTTTAGATGGTACTTTCAACGCAGACTTTACAGCCTCTAGCGGTGGCGGTTCAGCATCCGGTGGTGATTGGGTTATAACTAATGGCGTATACATAATTGCACCAACAGGAACGGCGAACACTTTAGTAGCAGTATTAGAGTATACAACCGCACCCGATGACGGTACTGTTCTTATGAAGATAGATGACGGTACAAAAAAGGTTGAAGTGCAGTCAACAGGAAGTAATACATCTCTTAAGTTAGTAGGAACTACCACAGTTACTATTACAGACTTAGATTTGGCTAAAGCAGAAGATAACCCTACAACCTTGATTTTGCGTCTTACACTCAACGGTAGTGATGCTAGATTATACACGCATGAGATTATCAACGATGATGACGGTTCTGCTGTCTATAAGAGCGTTACAGCCGCTTCTTCGGCTTCGGCAGGGGTAGTGTGGGGTAACACAAGTGGAAGCGTTAAATGGGCCTCTATTTACCATTCTAAGTTTGGTGCGTTTAGCCCCGAAGAATTACTACTATCCGACTTTGCTCAAGATACCTTAGCACGTATGGGTTTGGCTGTCGTAGCGCAATTAAAAGACAGCACTAGACCATACCTAAAAACACAGGTTTCTGATTCGTCTATTGTTTATGGTTATGATATATCATCACAAATGTTAAATAGGTTAATAACTCCGACAATACACGTTTTGGTTGAAGAGTTAGGTTCACCTAGTTTTGAGTCATTAGGTGGTGGAAAAATAACACAGGAGTATGATGTTAAAGTTTTTGTTACCGTAAAAGGAACTAATTATGAAAACGCATATCGTCATGGTCTAAATATTCTAGGAGAAATATTTGATGAACTATACACTCAAACAGGGTTGAAAGCGACAACCGACAGTATTATATCCTATGACGCACAGTTAGATTCTAAAATGGATGATGATGAAACGGTATGCGTTCACACGCTTACTATGACATATATGCGAAGAATAGATATGCGACACCGATGATAATGTTAATAAGTCATTAGTATCGTAAGTCAACCACATAGAGGTGCTACTATGACAAATGAGATACTAAATAGATACGTTTCCCTAGAATTAGAAGATGTTTACGGGGTTGAAAACTCATCAGCAAACCCCATTTACAGAGGCGAAGTTGACGATGAATCGTTTGCTACACGAAAAGATTTACTAACAAGACAAGATATGAGCCACTACGCTTCTGCTAAGTCCGTTACAGGCGGAGAATATTCAGAAGGCGGATATAATATGGCCGTGCAAATAGATAAGTTTTTGGGTGCTACATTACTATCGTTTTTCCCAAAATATAGTGAAGATAGCGACATTCATTTGTTTGAAGAACCTGTTACAGGAACAGAAGGAACAGCAGGAGATATACCATACGATTCATTTACAATTCGTATAGGAAGAGAAGAAAAAGAACACACATATGTAGGTATGATGGCTAACAGGTTATCACTAAGCGCAAGTGTTGGTGAATATGTTACTATGTCTGCTGATTGGGTAGGATGCACAGAAAAAGATACAACTTCTATAACATCATCAGCACTTGCCTTTGATGGTGATGCTCTTGACGCACTATACTTTGCTAATGGAGAAGTTACATTCAATAGTAATAATTCAGTAGCAACAGGTATTGTTAAGTCAGTTTCCTTTGAAGTAAACATGAATAGAGACACAGACAATGCTTACGCACTAGGTTCTTCAACGTATGTTCGTGCGCCACCTTCACAAAGGATGGAAGTTACAGGCACACTTGAGTTTAACCAAGTTATACACACAGCAGTAGCAGGTAGCCCAACTTATGATACATTAATAGACGAAGATGGATTGGCTTTCAATCCGGATTCAAGTAATGACGCTCTTAAATTAGTTTTCAAAGAAGAAGATGGTAACGGTGGCTCATCATCAACTGATTATATGGAAATACAATTCTATAATGTTAGATTTGAAGCGCCGGAATCAACTGTAAGTGGAAGAGACACACAGACAATGAGTGTAGGTTTCGTAGCACTATATGATGATACAGCAGAAGCAGTTATGGATGTTCAGTTAAAGGGTGGTAGTATGGGAACAGCCTTAATTGATTGGAACGGTGCTTGATTAAGATGAGGGATTTCATTGAAGCATCCGGTAGGGATGTACCGGAAGGAGATATGGAAAGACTTTTACTTATGAAACAGTATAAATTACAACGCTATCTTAGAAGATACCCAATGAAGGCAGAAGTAGTGCAGGTAGTAATGCCCGTAGTTGATGAAGAAGAGTAATTCCTTAAATAACCCTACAAGTCATGTTAAACTAGAGCGCAGTAGCGCATAGTGAAGTGAAACCAATGCCGGTTATGAAGAAAGAAATAGAATTAGACGATGGAACAAAGATATGGGTAAGACAGGCTTCCGGTATGGAAAGACTGAAAATTACCA